TACTTCCGCCCGGATAAGCAGAACGGGCAGGTGGTATTTTCCTACAAGCCGCTGCCTGGGGCGGAGAAGCAGATATACGGCAAAATCTCCGACATCACCATTTCCATGAAGTCTGACGACCACCTGCAGATGCCGGAGCTGATAAATTCCAGATACACCGTGTATCTCTCCGAGAAGGAGGATTCGCATTATGCGGATTTGAAGAAAGACCTCGTCCTTCAGCTTCCGGACGGTGAGATCACAGCCGCCAATGCCGCATCCCTTTCCGGGAAGCTGTCGCAGATGGCGAACGGCGCAGTCTACACGGATGCCGGGGAGACGGTCGCCATCCATGAGCGGAAGCTGGACGCACTGGAGGACATCATCGAGGCGGCGAACGGAAAGCCGGTGCTTGTGGCTTACTGGTTCCGGCATGACCTGGAACGCATCACGGAACGGCTCCACAAGCTGAAAATACCATGTTCCAGGCTGGATACGGACGGCAGCATCCGGAAATGGAACGCCGGGGAAATCCCGGTGGCGCTGATCCACCCGGCATCCGCAGGACACGGCCTCAACCTTCAGAGCGGAGGGAACACGCTGGTGTGGTTCGGCCTTACCTGGTCACTGGAATTATACCAGCAGACGGTGGCGAGGCTGTGGCGGCAGGGGCAGCAATCAGAAACCGTGGTGGTGCAGCACATCATCACGAAAGGCACCATAGACGAGCGGATCATGAAAGCTCTTTCCGAAAAGGACACCACGCAGGCCGCACTGATCGATGCGGTGAAGGCAGATTTAGATTTATAAGCCAATCCATGAAAATCAATGACAATCCATGCCAATCCGGGAGAAATAAAAATATTTAACAGGAGGCATCAGCTATGGGAATCATATGGCAGTATTTAGACAAAAGGGGCGCGACCGCCAATGCACTGAGGGATTACGGGAGGATGGAATTCATCATCAGCCACACGGACGATGAGATCAAGGCGGCATACCAGAAGATGGGAGGCATCAGCAGCCCGCGGCCTGACGGTATGCCACACACGCACAATCCCCATGCGGCGGAGGACAGGATAGTCAAGGGCATTGAGGAGATCGATGTGCTGAAAGAGCGGTACCGGGAGGCGGTGGAATTCATGGCATGGTTTGGGCCGGCATGGGAGCAGCTTACAGAAGATGACCGTTACGTTCTGGAATGTTTCTACATGGGCGGGAACGGACCGGCAGTCAACGCCGTCTGCGAGCGTTTCCAGATTGAGAGGAATTCGGCATACCGCAGGAAGAACCGGGCGCTGTCAAAATTGTCCGTCATGCTGTACGGGAAATAAAAGTGTCCACTTTGCGGGCATGACATTTGGTTTTGGACGTGGTATGCTGATAGCATGAGAAAATGTCAAGAGGGACTTCGCAGGAGCAAAAGAATCCTGCGGGGGCTTTCTTTATGCCTATAAGGAGGTGAGGCAGATGCCAAGGAAACCGAAGAGGCCGTGTTCCTTCCCCGGATGCCCGAAGCTGACGGAAGGGAGGTTCTGTGAGGAGCATGAGCGGCAGGAGAACCGCCGCTACGAGAAGTACGACCGCGACCCGGCTGTACGCCGTAGGTATGGGAGGGCATGGAAGCGTATCCGTGACCGCTATGCAGCCAAGCATCCGTTCTGTGAGGAGTGCCAGAAGAAAGGACTGCTGCGGCCGGTGGAGGAAGTACACCATAAGCTGCCATTGGCAGAGGGCGGGACGCATGACGAGGAGAACCTCGTGTCGCTGTGCCAGCCCTGCCATGCAAGGATTCATGCGGAGCGCGGCGACAGGTGGAATAAGCGTTAGGTCATTGTGTGCGGGTTCCTTGTGGACCCGCCAGGGCCCTATCAATCTCTACAGCCTGTGTGCCGGGGAACGGGCGTGGGGTCACACGCATAAAAACCGGAAATCAAACGGGGGATTAACCCCTCGGAGATTTCCGTAAAATAAAGGCTTTCAAGGTGCTGCGGCGTTTGATTTCCGCAGCATTTTTTCAAAGAAAATCAAAGAAACGGGGTGAAAACAGTGGCAAAAGACGGCAGCGGGCGGGGCGGCGCAAGGCCGGGGGCGGGACGCAAGCCCAAGGCACTCACGGAGAAGATTGCCGAAGGCCGGCCGGCGGAAGTCATGATGGAGCCGGCCGAGCTGGAGGGCGTGGATGTGCCGCCCGTGAAGGACTTCCTGAAATCCCCGCAGAAAAGCGGGCGGGAGCTGGTGGCGGAGGAAGTCTACAACGAAACGTATGCCTGGCTGAAAGCAAGGGGATGTGAAAAGCTGGTCACGGTGCAGATGGTGGAGCAGTACGCCATGAGCGTGTCCCGGTGGATTCAGTGCGAGGAGATTGTTTCGTCCACTGGATTTCTGGCGAAGCACCCGACTACAGGAGCCGCCATTGCCTCCCCTTATGTCACCATGAGCCAGTCCTACATGAAGCAGACCAATTACTGCTGGATGCAGATATACCAGATCGTGAAGGAGAACTGCTCGGTGGAGTTCCAGGGGAACACGCCGCAGGATGATGTGATGGAGCGGCTGCTCCGTGCAAGGAAAGGAGTGTAGATAAAAATGGGTAAGACGACAACGGAGATGCAGCTTGTGCCGCTCTCAAAATTAGTGCCGTATGTGAATAATGCGCGGACGCACTCGCCGGAGCAGCTTGCGAAGCTCCGCTCATCCCTGCGGGAGTTCGGCTTCATCAACCCGGTCATCATCGACCGGGATTTCAATGTCATCGCAGGGCATGGCAGGATCGCAGCGGCGAAGGAGGAAGGGATTACAGAGGTTCCGTGTGTATTTGTGGACTATCTGACAGAGGCGCAGAAGAAAGCCTACATCCTTGCGGACAACCGCATGGCTCTGGATGCCGGATGGGATGAGGAGCTGCTCCGCATTGAGATTGAAAGTTTGCAGGGTGCGGATTTTGATGTATCTTTGACAGGCTTCGGTGAGGATGAGATTGCAGACCTTTTCTCCGGGGACGGTGAAAAAGATGTGAAAGATGATGATTTCGACCTTTCCGCAGCGTTGGAGAAAGCGGCGTTCGTGGAAAAGGGAGATATCTGGACGGTGGGCAGGCACAGGCTGATGTGCGGTGACGCTACCAGTGCGGAGGACGTGGCGGCGCTCATGGACGGGAAAAAGGCAAACCTTATCGTGACGGACCCGCCGTATAACGTCGCATTCAAGAGCGGAAGTGGGCTTTCCATCCAGAACGACAGCATGGAGAACGGGGAGTTTTACACTTTTCTGTACAATTCCTTCCAGAACATGGTGGAGCATCTGGAAAGCGGCGGTGCAGCTTATGTGTTCCATGCGGACACGGAGGGGCTTAATTTCAGGAAAGCCTTTGTGGATGCGGGGTTCCACCTTGCCGGGGTGTGCATATGGGTAAAGAATTCGCTGGTGCTTGGGCGCTCGGATTACCAGTGGCAGCATGAGCCTGTGCTGTACGGTTTCCTTAAGAACGGAAAACACCCGTGGTATTCCGACCGGAAGCAGACCACCATCTGGAACTACGACAAGCCGAAGCGGAATAAGAACCACCCGACATCGAAGCCGCTTGACCTGCTCGGATACCCAATCTGCAATTCCTCCCAGGAAAACGCCATCGTTCTGGACACTTTCGGAGGGAGCGGCTCCACGATGATGGCATGTGAGCAGACAAACCGTATCTGCCATATGATGGAGCTGGATGAAAAGTACGCATCCGTCATCCTGCGGAGGTATGTGGAGGATACCGGGGATTCGGAAAATGTGTATGTGGTGCGCGGTGGGGAAAAAATCCCATACTCCGCGCTGGTGAAGGAGGTGGAGATGGAATGAATGCAGACGCTATATATATCCATAGTAGGGAGTCCAGCACTGGCGGCGGAGACACACCAAATCCGCAGTCTGCGGATGCCTGCCTGACCCTCGGCAGCCTGTTTGACGGCTCCGGGGGTTTTCCTTTGGGCGGGCTGCTTGCAGGCATCACCCCTCTATGGGCTTCGGAGATTGAGCCGTTCCCCATCCGTGTGACCACAAAGCGGCTGCCCTCCGTGAAGCACTTGGGCGATATTTCTGCGGTGGATGGCGCAGAGATTGCCCCGGTGGACATCATCACCTTCGGCTCGCCCTGCACGGATATGTCGGTGGCCGGCAAGCGGGCGGGGCTTGGCGGGCAGCAGTCCTGCCTGTTCTATCAGGCAATCAGAATCGTAAAGGAAATGAGGTGTGCAACAGATGGAAAATATCCAAGGTTTATCGTGTGGGAGAACGTCCCCGGAGCCTTCTCATCCAATAAAGGGGAAGACTTTAAGGCAGTCCTCGAAGCGGTCTGCTCCGTCAAAGACGAAAGTATTTCTGTACCTGGACCTCCAAAGGGGAGGTGGGCGAATGCCGGAAGCATCGTGGCAGACGGCTTTTCCCTCGCATGGCGGGTGTTTGACTCCCAGTTTTGGGGAATCCCCCAACGAAGGAAACGCATCTACCTTGTCGCAGATTTTGCAGGCGGGAGTGCCGGAAAGGTATTATTTGAGTCCGAAGGCGTGTCTGGGTATTCTGCGGAGGGCTTCCGTGCGTGGCAAGGAACTGCCGGAGGTGCTGCGGATTGCATTGGAGCGGCAGGCGGCATCTGCCTGAACGACCAGGGCGGGCAGAGGATGGACGTGACGGATGACGTGACCTGCACCCTGCGGGCAGAGGCGCACCATCCCCCGTGCGTATTGGAATCGGCCGGTTTCTGCACGGAGCATTCCGCAAAGGCGCGTGGGATTGGGTATGAGGAGGAAACCTCGCCCACGCTCCGTGCAGGGACGGTCCCGGCTGCGGTGGCGCTCTATGAGAACCATTCGCAGGATACGAGATATACGGGGCCTTTGGAAACGGCGCCTACGGTCAGCTCCACCTACGGCATGGGCGGCAATAACCAACCGTTCGTGGTGGAAACGCCAAAGACGCTGAAAATCCGCTCCGGCTGTGAGGGAGGCGGCAAAGGGGCGATCATACAGGATGACAAATCCGCAACTCTCTCCTGCAGCAATGACCAGACGGTGTTCGTGCCTTTCTGCAAGGGGTACCGCGCCCACTACAAAGGGGATGCGCCGACCTGGAAGGACGGGAAGGTGGCAAACACGCTGAACACCTTTGATGTCGGGGAGAGCCGCTGCAATGAGCTGGTGGTGCAGGCATACGGTATCTGCTCCAAGGACAGCAATGCCATGAAATCGGATAACCCGCACAGCGGATTTTATGAGGCGGATACCTCCCGGACTCTGGACGGGAACGGCGGGAATCCCGGCTGCAACCAGGGCGGCATTGCCGTGGTGGCGGTGCAGGGCTCCATGATTGGCAGGAAGGATGAGAACGGGCCGCAGGGGAGTGGCGTGAATGAGGATGTGTCCTTTACGCTTGACGCCGTGGACAGACACGCTGTTGCATACCCGACCTACTGCACGAGCAAGAATTCTCATTTCACACGGGCAGAAAAGGAACTGGCGAACACGCTGGTGGCTACGGATTATAAGGACCCTCCCGTCATCAACGATGTGCAGACCGCATCCGGCAAGGAGGTGTTCGGCACACTCTCGGCAAGCATGGGCTCCAAGCAGTGGCTCGGCAACCAGGAGGCGTTCAGCGGGGATTACCATATCGTGGAGCCGGAGTATATTGTCCGCAGGCTGACGCCCACCGAGTGTGCGAGGCTGCAGGGCTTCCCGGACTGGTGGTGCGGCGGGCTTGGCACGGAGGAACCTACCGAGGAAGATTTAGTGTTCTGGAGGGAGGTCTTTGAGACCCATCGGAAGATTGCAGGGACTTCCACGAAGCCCAAGACGGATAGGCAGATCATCAAGTGGCTGAAAGACCCTCATTCGGATAGTGCCGAGTATAAAATGTGGGGCAACGGCGTCGCACTGCCGAACGTATATTTCGTGCTTTCGGGGATCGTGTACTATGCACAGTTCCCGGACTTTTTATTGTGACATTTTTTCTCACATACTGCTTGCTATTCCTGCCGTTCAGAGTGATTAATGTAGTACCGAAAAACGAAGGAGGTACAAAAAAATGAGGTTTGAATTCAACAGGACAGGGGCAGAGCGGAAGGCGCTGGTGCAGGCAATGGGGGAGATTTTAGAGGTAAAGCCGAAATACCTCGGAATGCCGACAGCGGCTTACCAGGTGGATTACTTCCACATCGACAAGACCGGCGCGGTGGAGTTTGACGACCGGGCGGACAGTGAGGAAATAGAGAACCTGCTGGAGCGGCTTGCGGAAAGAGGGATTGTCGCAGTCCCGGCAGAAACGGCGCAGGAAGGCGGCACGGCAGAAGAAAGCGCGGATGCGGAAAACAAAGCGGAGGAGCCGGAAACGGAGGCACAGGGGGCAGATCTGGGGCTTACGGTGGCAATGCCGAGGGATTCCTTCACGGATGCCGCGCTGGAGAACCTGCGGAAGCTGGTGGATGCCAAAGGGAGCCTGATTAAAAAGGCGCTGGCGGTTGACAGCCTCCCGATTGAAACGGACGGGGAGAAGGTTTCCTTCCCATGGTTTGCGGAGGGGCAGGACAGCGAATCGGTGAAAGCCTACACCCATTTCATTGCCGCCATCTGCGACATGGCAAGGAACCAGAAGCGCATCACGGCGAAGGAAAAGCCTGCGGACAATGAAAAATACGCATTCCGGTGCTTCCTGCTCCGGCTCGGATTCATCGGGGCGGAATACAAGGGCGAGCGGAAAATCCTGCTGAAGAACCTCTCCGGCAGCTCGGCATTCAAAAACGGCGAAAGGAAGGAGGCGGTCAGCAGTGAACTTTCCGAATAGGGAGATTGTGGAGCGTGTCCGCAGGGAGTACCCTGCAGGCACACGGGTGGAGCTTGTACGGATGGACGATGTGCAGGCCCCGCCCATCGGGACGCGGGGAACAGTCGAAGGTGTGGATGACACGGCGAGCGTCATGGTCGCATGGGACAACGGCAGCAGCCTCCATGCAATTTACGGCGAGGATGTGGTGCGCAGGATAAAGGAGGATGAATAGATGGAGCAGGACATTCTGAAACAGCTTTATTTTGGTGAGATCGTGCCGTGGGAGAACCGGAACGACAAGACGCCGGAGATGGCAGAGCTTGCGGAGCGCATCGACGGGGAGATTGAACGCCTAAAAGGGCTGTTGGACAGTGAGGGGAAGGCACTGCTGGAGAAACTTCTGGACGATGCCTCCGACCTTGAGTGCAAGACCATCTGCGAAGGCTTTAAGGACGGATTCCGGCTTGGCGCACAGATCACGGCAGCCTCCATGGAGGGCCTGAAAAAGCCATAAAATACACAAAAAACTGCGGAAAACATTGTGTAATATATGCCTCGAATTGACTTGCTATTATCCCCTTTTAGAGCGAATATGTGTACTACCGAAAGGGAAAACACACAAAGAAAACGGAGGAAAACAGCATGAACGCAAAGTTAGCAAGGCAGGTTGAGGAAATGAAAAAGCAGACCATCGGGGTTGAGGTGGAGATGAACAGCATCGCAAGGAGCAGGGCGGCGAAAATTGCAGCGGACTTCTTCGGAACAGGCAGGCATGAATACACGGCACGCAGGAACGGCTACGAAACCTACTCCGCATGGGACGCGCAGGGCAGGGAGTGGAAATTCCAGAAGGACGTGAGCATCGCGGGGCCTGACAGCGAAAAGTGCGAGCTGGTGACGCCCATCCTTACCTACGGGGACATGGAAACCCTGCAGGAGCTTATCCGGCAGCTACGGCACGCTGGAGCGAAGAGCGACGCGGGAAGGGGCTGCGGGGTACACATCCACATCGGGGCGAAAGGCCACACGCCGCAGAGCCTCAGAAACCTCGCCAACATCATGGCAGGCCATGAAAGCCTGATAGCGGATGCCTTAAACCTTGACCGCTGGAGGATGAACCGCTACTGCCGCACGGTTGACCCACGGTTTTTGGAGCAGGTCAACAGAAAGAAACCTTCCACGATGGCGGCCCTTGCGGACATCTGGTACACAAGCCACGGCGCAAGCTACGGCAGGGACCAGCACTACAACGACAGCCGCTACCATATGCTCAATTACCACGCAACCTTCACCAAAGGCACGGTCGAGTTCCGGCTCTTCCAGTTCGACGAACCGGGCGACGGGCGCAGGGGCGGCCTCCACGCAGGGCAGCTTAAAAGCTACATCCAGCTCTGCCTCGCACTCAGCCAGATGGCGAAGGAAGTAAAGACGGCAAGCCCGAAGCCGCAGCAGAGCGAGAACCCGAAATACGCCATGCGGACATGGCTCCTCCGGCTCGGCTTCATCGGGGACGAATTCAAGACCGCAAGGGACATCCTCACAAGGAGGCTTGCAGGGGACGCATCCTTCCGAAACGGAAGGGCCGCTTGAAGGGAACGCGGGAGGTAGCCTCCTGCCACCTTGCCTGCCGCGGAAACGGCAGTGGACCGCTCCGGCGGTCTTAAGGTGGTAGAAGGGTGCCCCCTTCGGAAAGGATGGATTTCAAGATGGAAAAAAGATACTACATTGCTTACGGCTCAAACTTAAACATCCGGCAGATGCGGATGCGCTGCCCCGGGGCGAGGATTATCGGCACTTCGGTGATTGAGGGCTACCGTCTGCTGTTCAAGGGCAGCAGGACCGGCTCCTACCTCACCATCGAGCCACAGGAGGGCGCAAGCGTCCCCGTGGCGGCATGGGCGGTGACGGAGGAGGATGAGGCGGCGCTTGACCGCTACGAGGGCTTCCCCCACTTTTACTACAAAAAGGAGATGGAGCTGCCCCTTAAAGGGATTAAGACCGGAAAGGTGCGGCTGCGGAAGGTTTTCGTCTACATCATGCATGAGGACCGCCCGCTTGGGGTTCCGAGCGGGTTCTATATGGAGACCTGCAGGCAGGGCTACCAGAGTTTCGGATTCGACGAGGCATTTCTGGAACGGGCGTATGCCGACAGCAGGGAGAAATTTCCGGGCGGGTGGAAGACCGGGGACGCCTGCTTCATGGTGACCAACCGGAAGAACGGCTGCACGGGCAACTACACCGTGCTGGGATTCGATGGGAAATATTTCTGGCTCCAGAACAGCAGGGGCAGCCGTTACCGCGCATCCGCAGGCCGGATGTTCCGCAGCAAGGTGGAGGCGCTTGCCCCACGGCAGGAGAATATGGACTTAGGAGGAAACAGCGATGAAAGAAACAGATAATATTGCGAGGATTTCGGTCTGCCCACGATGCGGGCAGACCTACCACGGGAGGCCGGCAGTTTCGCGGGCGGACGGCAGAACGCCGCTCTGCCCGGACTGCGGCACCAGGGAGGCTCTGGAGAGCATCGGGGTGGACGGGAAGGAGCAGGAACAGATTCTGGAAGCCATCCACAGGTGCTACGGCAGGGGATGAAAATTATAAAGGCAAAGGAGCGTACAGCTATGGAAAAAAGGACAGAGGTCATCCAGGAGTGGATTGACGCAAGAAGGGAACGGGGCGAGGCTGCAACAAAATGTATGTTTTACATCACCGTCCCGAAAGACACCGACCTTTACAAGGATGAAACCATCAAGAAAATCGAGGGCATCCTTGATAAGAACCATGTCAGCCACGGCCATGTGGATACGGTCTGCGGCGCATGGAACCTGAACCGGGACTGGATTGAGACGGGCGAGATCGACTGCATTGTGGAATTCTGCGGGGTGTACCCGGTCAATTGGGACATGGACGATGTGGCGGAGCTTGAACGGATGGAAACCGAAGGGGAGATCATCGTCCTGGTTGACTGGATAGAGGACGGGAAACACATCCCTAACCATTGAAAACTACACAATTTCTCCTGCAGATATTTGCACAGTATATGTTCAAAATCCGCTTGCTATTATCCGCAGAAAGAGCGAATATGTGTACTACCGAAAGGGAAAACACAGAAAGCGGAGGAGAAAGGCATGACAAGATTTGAAAGGGATTTGAGAGATGCACAGAAAGGAAACGGAATTGAGGTACTGACGAAACGGAAAGCGGAGCTTGACCGCCTTTGGAAAGAGGGGAAAGCCTGCAAAAACGGATTCAGGAGGCAGTGCATAGCGCAGGAATACACGAGGCTTAAGGCCGAGTACGATAAGATTGACGCACTTTTCTGAAATTAAAACTGGACATTCCAAGAGCGGAGCCGCAAGGCTCTGTGTCTTGTACTGATAGATTACGGCTTGCTGCTGGCAGGCCATTTTTGATGCCGTCTTTGGGGAGGTGACCGGAATGGCAATGCGGAAACTGAAAAAATATAAGCCGACAAAATTCAAAGCGAAGGACAGCCGCTATGACAAGGATGCCGCCGATTTTGCCGTGATGTTCATCGAGAGCCTCTGCCACACTAAGGGAACGTGGGCGGGGAAGCCCTTTGAACTGATCGACTGGCAGGAGCAGATCATCCGGGATATTTTCGGAACGCTGAAGCCCAATGGCTACCGCCAGTTCAACACGGCATACGTTGAGATTCCGAAGAAACAGGGAAAGTCGGAGCTTGCGGCGGCCGTGGCGCTGCTTTTGACCTGCGGGGACGGGGAGGAACGCGCGGAAGTGTACGGGTGCGCCGCCGACCGGCAGCAGGCCACTATCGTTTTTGATGTGGCGGCGGATATGGTGCGGATGTGCCCTGCCCTTTCCAAGCGGGTGAAGATACTCGCATCGCAGAAACGGATCATCTACACGCCCACCAACTCCTTCTACCAGGTGCTTTCGGCGGAGGCGTATTCCAAGCACGGCTTCAACATCCACGGCGTGGTGTTTGACGAGCTGCACACGCAGCCGAACCGGAAACTGTTCGATGTCATGACCAAGGGCTCCGGGGATGCCAGGATGCAGCCGCTGTATTTCCTCATCACCACGGCGGGGACGGATACCCATTCCATCTGCTACGAAACGCACCAGAAGGCAAAGGATATCTTAGAGGGGCGGAAGATTGACCCTACATTTTACCCGGTGATCTACGGCGCGGATGAGGCGGACGACTGGACGGACCCGAAGGTGTGGAAGAAAGCGAACCCCTCTTTGAATATCACGGTGGGGATTGACAAGGTGGAGGCCGCCTGCGAGTCGGCAAAGCAGAATCCGGGGGAGGAGAACAGTTTCCGGCAGCTCCGCTTAAACCAGTGGGTGAAACAGGCGGTGCGGTGGATGCCCATGGATAAATGGGACGCCTGCGCCTTCCCGGTTTCGGAGGATGGTCTGGAGGGGCGCGTCTGCTACGGCGGGCTGGACTTGTCCTCCACCACGGACATCACGGCGTTCGTGCTGGTGTTCCCGCCGTTAGATGAGGAGGACAAATACTGCATCCTGCCGTACTTCTGGGTGCCGGAGGAGACGCTGGAGCTGCGCGTGCGGCGCGACCATGTCCCCTACGATGTGTGGGAGCGGCAGGGGAAGCTGATGACCACGGAGGGGAACGTGGTGCATTACGGCTATATTGAAAAATTTATCGAGCGGCTTGGGGAGCGGTTCAACATCCGGGAGATCGCCTTCGACCGGTGGGGCGCGGTGCAGATGGTGCAGAACCTGGAGGGGATGGGCTTCACGGTGGTCCCGTTCGGGCAGGGCTTCAAGGATATGTCGCCGCCAACGAAGGAGCTGATGAAGCTGGTGCTGGAGCAGATGGTTGCCCACGGCGGGCATCCGGTCCTGCGGTGGATGATGGACAACATCTTCATCCGCACCGACCCGGCGGGGAACATCAAGGCAGATAAGGAGAAATCCACGGAGAAGATTGACGGCGCCGTGGCCACGATCATGGGGCTTGACCGCGCCATCCGCTGTGGGAACGATGCAGGGGCCTCCGTCTATGACAGCCGGGGGCTGCTTGTTTTTTGACTTTTCACCAGTCTGTACACATTATCTTTGTCGGTTCCTTATATGGCTATTTTCCGCAGATTCCTTTATGCTGTCTGGCGAAGGAGGTGGAAGGATGGAAGAGAAGGATTTCCTTGAGCTTATCATTTCGGAACGTATGGGGATGCACCATGATGCCTTTAAAAAGGAATACACCCTTACAAAAGAGCAGGCGGCGGAAGCGGAAAAAGCAGACCAGGCACACGAGCTGCTGTTTCAGCAGTTAAGCGCGGAGCAGAGGAAAATGATGGAGCTGTGTGAGGATGTAACAAACTCGGAAGCCACGCGGGAAAACGAATACTACTACCGTGCAGGATTCCGGGACGGGGTGAGCCTTGACAGGCTGATAAAGCAGATCAGGGAAGATAATAAATAAAAAACACATAACACGGGCAGCAGAAAGGCATCGCTTTGGCGGTGCCTTTCTGCTGTCTGTCTTTTGGAAGGGAGCGTGGTTCCTATGGGATTATTCAGTGGATTGTTCAGGGCGAGGGACGCACCACAGAACAGGACTTCCGGCAGCGCCTACAGCTTTTTCATGGGCGGCAGCACGAGCGGGAAACGTGTCAATGAGCGTTCTTCCATGCAGATGACGGCAGTGTATTCCTGCGTCCGGATTCTGTCCGAGGCGGTGGCGGGGCTGCCGCTGCATATGTACCGCTATACGGATAACGGCGGGAAGGAGAAAGCGGCGGAACACCCGCTGTATTTTTTACTCCATGATGAGCCAAACCCGGAGATGACTTCCTTCGTGTTCCGGGAAACGCTGATGACGCACCTGCTCCTTTGGGGCAATGCCTACGCACAGATCATCCGCAACGGCAAGGGGGAGGTCTTGGGGCTGTACCCGCTGATGCCGGACCGGATGGGCGTGGAGCGTGACAGCAAAGGGCAGCTCTATTATGAATACACGGTGAGCATGGATGACGCGCCGACCGTGAAGGGCAGCACGGTCATCCTGCCGCCGTCGGAGGTGCTGCATATCCCCGGACTCGGCTTTGACGGTCTGGTTGGCTATTCCCCCATCGCCATGGCAAAGAACGCCATCGGCATGGCGATTGCCTGCGAGGAATACGGGGCGAAGTTCTTCGCCAACGGCGCACAGCCGAGTGGTGTGCTGGAGCATCCGGGGACGCTGAAAGACCCTTCAAGGGTAAGGGAGAGCTGGCAGTCCACCTTCGGCGGCAGCCACAACGCAAACAAGGTGGCAGTTTTAGAGGAGGGCATGAAGTATACGCCTATTTCCATTTCCCCGGAACAGGCGCAGTTTTTGGAAACGAGGAAATTCCAGATCAATGAGATTGCGAGGATTTTCCGTGTGCCTCCGCACATGGTGGGCGATCTGGAAAAGAGCAGCTTCTCCAACATCGAGCAGCAGAGCCTTGAGTTCGTGAAATATACACTTGACCCATGGGTGTCAAGATGGGAGCAGTCCATGGCGCGGTCTTTGCTGACCCCAGAGGAAAAGAAGCAGTATTTCATGAAGTTCAATGTGGACGGCCTGCTCCGCGGGGATTACCAGAGCCGCATGAACGGGTACGCCGTGGGGCGGCAGAACGGGTGGATGTCCGCAAATGACATCCGGGAGCTGGAGAACCTTGACCGTATCCCGGAGGAATTGGGAGGTGATTTGTATTTGATAAACGGGAACATGACAAAATTGTCCGATGCCGGTCTGTTCGGCAAAAAGGACAGAGAGGAGGAATCCAATGAAAACGAAGAAGTTCTGGAAGTGGAGGAATCAGGCGGAGGCGGGGACGGCTCCGGAGGAGAGGACTCTGTTTCTGAACGGCACCATCGCAGAGGAAAGCTGGTTTGATGATGACGTCACGCCGCAGCTTTTCAAGGATGAGCTGAATGCCGGGAGCGGTGATATTACCGTGTGGATCAATTCGCCGGGCGGCGACTGCGTGGCGGCGGCACAGATTTACAATATGCTCTCCAACTACAAAGGCAAGGTAACCGTAAAGATTGATGGCATCGCTGCTTCGGCGGCATCCGTCATTGCCATGGCAGGCGACACCGTCCTGGTGTCCCCGGTATCCATGCTTATGATTCACAATCCCGCCACCATCGCCTGGGGCGACCATGCCGAGATGCAGAAGGCCATTGATATGCTTGCCGAAGTGAAGGAGTCCATCATCAATGCTTATGTGTTAAAGACGGGGCTTTCCCGCCCGAAGCTGTCGCATCTGATGGATGCGGAAACGTGGATGGATGCAAATAAGGCAGTAGAGCTTGGCTTTGCGGATGAGATCATGGCGCGGGCAAAGGCGGAGCCGGAAAAGGAGCAGGAGGAAGGCGAGGGGGATACGGACGGGGAGGAAGAAGAAAAGAAATTCCCTCCCGCTCCAAGCTCCATGCTGTTCTCCCGCAGGGCGGCAAACAACGCCCTTTTGAATCCTTGCGGCCACGGGCGGCGCAGAGACCGGCATCACTGCGGCATCCGCTACGGCGGTCACTGCCGATGAGCTGATCGACCTTTATTACAGCCTGAGATCCCCGTACCGCAGGAATGCCGTGTGGACGCTGAACGATTCCACGGTCAAGGCAATCCGCAAGCTGAAGGACGGCAACGGGCAGTACCTGTGGCAGCCGGGCATCACGGCGGGCGGCCCCGCCACCGAGGATATCGGCACCTTTTTCATCCGGCAGGCTGTGGTTGACCGCCACAGCGCCAAGTTCCTCGTCGATTACACCGCCCCGGAGGGCATGGTGCTGGATGGGGATTATTACTATCCCGGTTTCGACTATGTCCTCAGAGGGGAGGAGGACTGGGACATCACCCGCTCCTCCTACTGGGTCCCCAAATGGGAGATGGTGGAGGACGAGGACCCAACGGACGGCAAGATCACGATGCTCCTCACCCTGGCCCCTACGAGCGGCGGCGACCACTTGTCCGGAAGGAGACTGCTGCTCATCTTCCGGATACTTTGCGCGGCGGAGAACTGGGACAAGGCGATACGCGGCGAGCGGA